GCCAATTTCCAACATTAGCTGTTCCTGATACAGATACATTGGCTGTTCCTAATACAGATACATTGGCTGTTCCTAATACAGATACATTGGCTGTTCCTAATACAGATACATTAGCTGTTCCATAAATAGCAACATTTCCAGAAGTAATACTTGTATTACCATATACAGGTACTGGATTTGATGTACTAGCCGCTGTAGTTCCGATAAAAATACTAACATTTGAAACTGACGGCCAGTTAACAACGTTTGCTTGAGCAGATACGTTACCAGATGTAACTACTACGTTACCAGATGTAACTACTACGTTACTTGTTGTGGGCCAGTTAACAACGTTTGCTTGAGCAGATACATTACCATTTACAGGAACAGGATTGGTAGAATTTGCAGCCGATCCATTAACCCATAATGGTGAATTTATTGTTGCGGGCCAGTTAACAACGTTTGCTTGAGCAGATACGTTACCAGATGTAACTATTACGTTACCAGATACTGCTGCTGTAATATTTCCAGATGTAACTACAACATTTGATGTAGCTGGAAAATTACCAATATTAGCTGTTCCAGATATATTTGCATTTACATTACCAGTGACTACAACATTTGATGTAACTACAACATTTGATGTGGTTGGAAAATTAGTAATGTTTACGTTACCAGTAACAGAAACATTTCCTGTTACATTCTGTGTAGCCGGAAAATTAATAACATTTGCTTGTAGATTACCTGAAAGCGCGTTGTAGACACCAATAACTGCTTCATTTGTTGCAGGATTGATAACTGAACCAGAAGAATTTGATTCAGAATGAATTGGGATATATGGACCAATACCAACACCAGAAACGTCAAGCACTTCTATGTTTTTGGGCGAATTACTTCCATCTAAAATACCAATAGTTGTTTGTGTAGCTGGCATTAAATATATACTCCTAGTATAAATAAATTAAAACAATAATCATGTTTTTTGAATTGGGATTAAAGGATGATGTAATTATTTAAAACAATAACCATCCTTTAAGTATATTTATTCTTTTTTAGAAGGTATTAATTAAACGGCTGATAAAATTTCCCTTGACACCAGATAGAAAATTTGACATAATAATTAATCTGAAATTTTGAAAGGATTTAATATAGATATGAAGCACATTTAGCATATGAAACTGCTGCATTAGAACTATTTGGTGAGTATGCATATAATCATACATCAAAAGGAGAATTAAATTGACCACTATTAGATTCATTGGGGATTGTCATGCACGTTTTGCCAAATATAAGAAGATTATTGCCGATGCCCCTGCTTCAATTCAAGTAGGAGATATGGGTGTAGGCTTTTTTCGGTGGGATCATCATGAAGGTCGTAGAGTAATGACCACTAATCCACCATATGATCATATGGTTAAACATAATGCGCGTTTCATTCGCGGAAACCATGACAATCCAGAGGTATGTAAAAATCATAGTCAATGGATACCTGATGGAACCATTGAGATTGTTAATGGTGTTAAAATAATGTATATCGGCGGCGCGTTGTCTGTGGATAGGCTTTGGCGAACAGAAGGTCTTGATTACTGGATTGATGAAGAATTGAGTCAATCGAAACTTCAAGAGTTCATTGATATATATTCGGTCGAAAAACCGGATATTATGGTGTCTCATGATATACCGGAATCAAGTGCTATTGAAATGGAACGCATTTCTGGTCGGAGAAAACTTGATATTAATTCTATTACCAGAGTAGCATTTCAGGAAATGTTGAATAGATTTAGTCCAAAAGTTTGGATTGTAGGACATTGGCACCAAAGTCACGATTTTATTATTAATGGTACTAATTTCATATGTTTAAATGAGCTTGAATATCTTGATATTGAGTTAAAAAATGGAAGGATTAATAAATTAAAATGATAACACAAGAACAGTTGAAAGAATTATTTGATTATAATTCTTTCAACTTAATATGGAAAGTTAAACGTCAAGGCTGTAATATAGGAGACGTTGCAGGTTTCATTAGGAGTGATGGATACAGACGAATTACAATATTCGGTAAAAAATATCTAGCTCATAGATTAATTTGGATATATGTATATGGTTATTATCCACATAAATTTATTGACCATATAAATCGTATCAAAGATGATAACCGAATATGTAATTTAAGAGAAGCGACTAATTCTCAAAACAAATGTAACACGGATAAACAATCCAATAACACATCTGGTTATAAAGGTGTATGTTGGAATAAAGAAAGAGGAAAGTGGTGGGCATCTATCACTTTAAATGGTAAACGAACCCATCTTGGATATTTTGCTGATATTGATACCGCAGCAAAAGTGCGGGAAGATGCCTCTATAAAATATTTTGGGGAGTTTGTAGGTAGCACTTGACAACGGGTCGCAGATATGTCAAAAAAATAAAAGGCGGGGCAAACAGCTTCCCGCCTTTTATTTTTCAAAACAATTATGAGGGTCATATGGCTGATATTTCTGAAAAGGATTTCCTGCGGTTTCAGGAAAAGTATTTTGCTACGGTAGGTCATTCTGCCGGGAGAGAGCGTCATATGATTTCATTGTATACAGACACAGTAAAACTGAGTAGGTTGTTAATTAAACTATATAACCATACAATCGGTGAAATGGAACTAGACCAAAGTGAATTTAGTGAAATTGCCCAAGAAGTCGAAGTATTAAAAGGTAATATTAATTTTAGGAGTTTAAAGAAACCTATAAAGGTGTGTTTGCGGCAAATAGTTTAACTTGGGAGTAACAAGATGGCAAATAGACATGAAATCACCTTTGAAGATGACTATTGGGAAAAGGGAAATTCCTATGACAAGGATACGGGAGAATTTATGTCTTCCTATGTGAGATTGAAGAAATTTGAAGGAATTAAAAATACTACAATCTTCGATTATGAAGGGTATGGTTTAGGAACACAAAAACCAGATGCAGGGTATTTTGACCAAATTGAGAAATGGCCCTATCTGCCTGAATTTAATTTAAAAGAAAAATGGAAGAGGGAGGATTGGTGTTAACACAAGAGAGAATAAAAGAATTATTAGATTATGATCCTGATACTGGTATTTTTAAATGGAAAATTAGTAAGGCTAGAAGTATTAAAGTAAATAATATAGCTGGTGGAGCCGAACAAGGAAAATATCATAGGATAAGAATTGATGGTAAAAATTATGTAGCTCATCGTCTAGCTTGGTTATATGTTTATGGTAAATGGCCTGATGAGTATATCGACCATATTAATTGTATTAAAAATGATAATAGAATCAAAAATTTAAGGGAGGCTACTAATTCTCAAAATCAAACTAATGTATTGTTAAGATCAAACAATACATCAGGATATAAAGGTGTAATTTGGAATAAACAAAATAAAAAATGGCAAGCGTATATAAGTGTCAATTATTCCAAAACACATTTAGGATATTTTGATAATATTGAAGATGCGGCATCAGCTTATAAAAAAGCTGCTAATGTATTACATGGTGAGTTTAATCAATTTTAAATAATATGGAGATTAAAATGGAATATCGTACATTATACCAAAAAGATAAAAGCGATAATGTAAGAATCTGGAGAATGGAACAAGACGGTAATAAGTATAGAACTATATCTGGAATTAAAAATGGGAACCTTGTATGTAGTGAATGGACAGTTACAGAAGGTAAGAACATTGGTAAGAAGAATGAAACTTCTCCTGAGAAGCAAGCTAGACTTGAAGTAATAGCTGAGTATAAAAAGAAACTTGCTCGTAAGTATCACGAAACAGAAAATACTATTAATGATGGTGCAAAATATATTCTGCCGATGCTGGCTAACAAGTTTGCCGGTTGGGGTAAAGGTAAGCTTGATTGGTCGTCAGTTTTCACTCAACCAAAACTAGATGGTGCGCGATGCCTAGTTACTAAAGATGGTATGTTTTCTAGAGAAGGAAAGCGATTCTTTTCTGCCCCGCATATTTCTGAGGTATTGAAGGATTTTTTTATTGACAATCCTAATGTAATTCTAGATGGTGAATTATATAACCATAATTTAAGAGACGACTTTAATACTATTATGTCCCTTATTCGTCAACAAAGCCCAAGTGCGGATGATCTTAAAAAGTCAGAAGAATTAATTCAATACCATATCTATGACATGGTGTCTGAGGAACATTTTTCGGATAGAACGGGATTTCTTCATAGGATGATTAAACGTATAAATTCGCCTTTAATCATTCATGTGCAAACCTTTAAAGTGGATGATTCAGAATCTTTAGACCAACATTATGCTGATTTTCTAGAACAAGGATATGAAGGAGCTATGATTAGAATTGATGCTCCATATGAACAGAAACGATCCAAAACTCTCCAGAAACGTAAAGAATTTATTGATGGCGAATTTAAAGTAATTAGACTCGAAGAAGGTGTTGGGAATTGGGCCGGTTATAAAAAAATCGCTATTTGTAGACTACCTAATGGTAATGAAGTTGGCGCTGGTATTAAAGGGAATCAAGAATATTGTAGATCACTGATGAATAAAGACACCCCCACGTTAGCAACACTTAGATACCAAAATGTTACTCCTGATGGGTCATTACGTTTTCCAATTGCAGTAAATTTTTATTGGGGAGAACGCGATATATAATGTTTGATAATAAACAATTAAAATCTATATTAAATTACGATCCTGATACTGGTATATTTAGATGGGTAAACCCTACAAATAAACGTATCAGGATCGGTGAGGTTGCTGGTTGTTTTGATAATGATTATATTCGTATCAAAATTCATGGTAAAAAATATTTAGCACATAGACTAGCTTGGTTTTATATTAATGATGAATGGGTTGAATTAATCGATCACATTAATAGTAATCGAAGTGATAATAGAATTATTAATCTTAGGAAAGCTACAAAATCCGAAAATGGGATGAATAGAGGAAAGAATTTGAATAATCTTTCTGGTCATAAAGGGATTAGTAAAACTAGAAATAACAAATATGTAGCTAGATTTAGTATTAATAGAAAGACGGTATTTCGGAAAACTTTCGACAATTTACCGGAAGCGATTGTCGCATATAGAGAAGCTTCAATTAAATATCACGGAGAGTTTACCTATGAATATTATCTTCCTTGACATTGATGGTCCAGTTATTTCTGAACCACAATATTATATTGATCCAGAATGTTCAATTAATAGGACAGTGGTTAACACTTCGGCTATTGGTTGGCTTAATTATCTTTGCAGGAATTGTGACTCTAAAATTGTCACCAATTCTTCTCATAACTATGTGGAAGGAAATGATATTAGAGGAACACTCAAGGAAGACCTAATTAAACATGGTATTCCTGAGCAATTTTTCCATGAAAATTGGCGTACTCGTTATCCGGGTACGTCAGGTGATCATCGGCGTTTAGATGCGATTCTAATTTGGATTGAAGAAAACAAAGGTGATGAAGAAGTTAATTGGATTGCATTTGATGATGATCCATTCACAACTGATAAACGTCTATGCCTAGTTAGATTTTCAGAGGGGATTGTTTATGCTACCTTTCTGAAAGCGTATAAATTGTTGGCCGGTAAAGATTATTAAGGAGACAAAATGAATATTATTATGAGGACTGTTTTTGGGAGTAACCTCTATGGAACCAATACTCCTACATCAGATTTTGATTATAAATCTGTCTTTATTCCATCTGCTAGAGATATTATTCTTCAGCGAGCCAAAGGGGTTGTGTCTAATTCAACTAAAACAGACAACACAATTAAAAATTCTCTAGAAGATGTTGATGATGAATTGTTTTCATTATATAAACTTATGCAGATGTTAAATGCAGGGGACATGATTGCTACCGAGCTTTTATTTGTTCCCCAAGAAAAGCTTTTGGTAACTTCTCCCCTATGGAACTCGCTGGTAACTAACCGGCACCTACTGATTTCTAAAGAAATCAAAGGGTTTAAAGGGTATGTTTCCAAACAAGTCTCTAAATATGGTGTTAAGGGATCAAGGGTTGCAGCGGTTAGGCTTGTGTTGGAATCCTTCGACGCATGTGCAACACAAACAAAAATTGGTGATTATTCTGACTATTGGGAAAATTTATCAAAAACTAGTGAATTTATCAATGTTGTAGATGTTCCTCAACCGTCTGGTAAATCCATGCTCCATTTGGAAGTTTGTGGTAGAAAGCTTCCATATACAGTTTCAGTTAAAGAAGGTATTAATGTCATTCAAAAACTGTTTGATAATTATGGTGCCAGAGCATTACAAGCTGAAAATAATGAAGGAGTCGATTGGAAAAGCGTTCACCATGCAATCAGGGTATCTGAACAAGCAATAGAACTACTGACAACAGAAAATATAACTTTTCCTCGTCCAAATGCAGAAGATTTATTAAAAATTAGGAAAGGGAGTTACACGTTTAAAATTATACAAGAAAGATTAGAAGAAAATATGATCATAATTGATAATCTATCTACAAGTTCAAAATTAATAGAAAAAATTGATATCAATTTTGTAGAAGATATTCTGTTTAATGCATATTTAAATAAATGTGTATAATAAAAGGACGATTGACTCTACTGCCACGGAGTCAATCGTCCTTTTAGCCAACCATCATTTAGAAATTTTTCAAGATACATTTCTTTTATAAATTTTGTGGTGTCTCCATTATTAATCCATATTCTATTTTTTGAACTTGTAGATATTTCTTCTCTGCGCTTATTTGTAAAAGGAATATATTCCAAAAATTTCTCCTTTTAATTATATTTATCTTTTCAATCCGTAAGATAATGACTGATGAATAAAATATATTATATAATTCAGGTAAGCATAAATAATAATAAACACTAAATTCAAAGAGGGCTTCGGCCCTCTTTTTTTTATGTAACCACCCATATAATTATATAACTCCTTCTAAAACCATAAAATCAATAAATAACTAAAAGAATTTTATAATATTTCCATTTAGGAGGAATAAATTAATGGGTTTTTCACTATCACCAGCCGTTGTAGTAAATGAATACGATCTAACGAACGTAGTTTCTATTGCTTCCGGAACCACTGGCGCACTTGCGGGTATTTTTCCTTGGGGTCCAGTCAATAAGCGTATGCTTATAGGAGACCAAAATATCCTAACGTCTACTTTTGGTAAACCAACAAACAATAACTATGAAACATTTTTTACAGGATGGAACTTTTTAGAATACGGGGACTCCCTTATTGTTGTTCGTGCAGCTAATACGTCTACTTCTAATGGTAGTATTTCTGCTCTAAACGCCGTTGCAAATACTGGTCCAGTTGCAAACATTGTAAATAATGTTGTTCAAAATACCACAACGTTTAAAAATACATTCACTGATCAAAATGTTCTGTTTGTTGCAAAATATCCCGGTTCATATGGTAATTCATTAAGAGTTGCGGTATGTGACTCTGTTGCCGCTTATAGTTCAAATGTTGCTCTATCTGGTGTGATTAGCTCCGGTGCATCTTCTGGTAACTCTTATGTTGGAACATTGACTATTCCAGTTGGTTCCAATACTGGTTCTATTGTAATTACTGCTGCGTCAAATGCTTATTCAACTGCTGCTGGTAATACATTCGCACAACAAGTAATTTCCGGGTTTTCTGTTGGAGATAATATTATTGTAGGAAATCCATTAACTGTTGGTAGCCAATATCTAAATGTTTCTGGTATTGCTAATGCAGTAACAAACTCAACTGCAACTGTTGTTAATTTAGAGTTTGCTACTCCTTATCGTCTAGCGGCAGATCATACATCTGGAACGATTAATAGAACTTGGGAATTTTCTACAGCGGTTTCTGGCGCTCCTGCACAGTCATGGTATGTTACTCAGTTCGGTTCCAACACGGCAGTTGTTGATCAGGTTCATGTAGTTGTTGTTGATGACAACGGAGTATTTTCTGGAACTCCCGGTACAATTTTAGAAGTGTTCGAAAACCTAAGCAGAGCTACCGATTCTACTACGTTTGATGGTCAAAATAATTATTATGCGACTGTTATTAATCAGGCGTCAAAGTATGTTTGGTCTGTTAATGATCGTGTGGGCGCTCCTTCTGCATTAGCATCTGTAGTTACTTCATCTACAAATCTAGCACCATTAGATTTGAATTTTAGTCAAGGTACTGATGGTTATACTGAACAAAATGCTCCACTACAAACAATTGCTTCTGGATACGATTTATTTGCATCAACAGAAGATGTTCAAATTGCTCTTGTTTTACAGGGAAAACCTATTGGTGGTTCTAATGTAATTGATGGTGTCACATATAATAATTTTCAATTAGCAAATTATATTATTGATAATATTACGTCTGTTCGTAAAGATTGTATTGCTCTAATCTCACCAGATTTATCATTAACTTTAAATAATTCTGGTCTAGAAGCATTTTCTCTAGCCAACTGGCGTCAGAATGTTCGTTATGGTTCATATCATGTGTTCGACTCTGGATATAAATATCAATATGACCAATATAATAACGTATATCGTTATATTCCTTTAAATGGGGATATTGGTGGATTATGTGTTAATACAGATAATGTGGCAGATGCTTGGTATTCGCCCGCAGGATTTAATCGTGGGCAGATCAAAAATATTGTTCGACTTGTTTATAATCCGCGTAAAACAGACAGAGACGTTATCTATTCTGCTGATATTAATCCAGTAGTGTCATTCCCCGGACAAGGGACTGTGCTATATGGTGATAAGACTGGACTTGGTACTTCTTCTGCGTTCTCAAGAATTGGTGTTCGTAGACTATTCATTGTAGTTGAAACAGCTATTGCTATCTCAGCACAATTGAGTATGTTTGAATTTAATGATGTGTTTACACGGAATCAATTTAGCAACATTGTTGTACCTTATCTAAAATATGTTCAGGGTCGTCGTGGTATAACAGACTTTATTGTTGTTTGTGATACAACAAATAACACTGCACAAATTATTGATAATGAACAATTCGTTGGTGATATTTACATTAAACCCGCACGTTCTATTAATGGAATTAATCTTAATTTCGTAGCAGTAGGAACTGGCGCAACGTTTAGTGAAATAGAAGGACAATATTAATTTAGATACTTATCTGAATTTTACCATAAATACTCCTGTAGAAACATTTACAGGAGTATCATTAAATGGTATAATGCTCCTGTAGAAACAATTACAGGAGCATTTTTATTTTGGTAGAGAAGTACGGTTTTATTTATATTTGGTTCGATAGATTTCGTAAAATGTATTATATAGGCTGTCATTGGGGAACAGAAGATGATGGATATATTTGTTCGTCTAATCGAATGCGCGACGCATATCGCAGAAGACCACATGATTTTAAACGACGCATTATTACAAAAATTTATTCATCTAGACAAGAATTATTAAAAATAGAAAATCAATATCTATCTTTAATTAAAGATGGAGAACTTGGTAAAAAATACTATAATCTTACAAAATATATGAATGGTCACTGGTCATCTGATCCAGATAAATTATTAACAGTTGGTGAAAAAATATCTATTAAAACTAAAGGTGTTTCTCGTAATAAAGGAAAAATAGTTTCAGAAGAAACTAAACAAAAAATACGTGAATCGCTCAAAGGCAGAAAGTTATCAGAAGAAACCTTAGCAAAACGCAATGGTCAGAAAAAATCAGAAAAAACAAAACAAAAGATGAGAAAAGCACATAAAAGAGAAAATCTCTCTGAAGAAACACTATTAAAAATGAGTCAAGCTAGTTCTGGTAGAAAATTATCCGATGAGCATAAAACGATTCTTATAGAAAGTCGTATAGGTAGTAAACATTCAGAAGAATCTAAACAGAAAATGAGTGATGCATTAAAAGGCAAAATTCCTTGGAATAAAGGGCTAAAAGTTAAAATAACATAAATACTCTTAAGGATACTTATAAGTCTAGAAAATTTTCTAATAAGTATGTGTATTTACTTTTCT